CGAAAAGAATACCCGCCTATGGCTGATTATCTTGATGGTATTGTTAAAGAAGATACTGACCAAGTAGCTGCATATGTCGCTGCGTGTAAAGCTGTTAAAGACAAATATCCTAAATAGTAATGATAGAAGAAGCGTTAGCCTATGCTGCGACAGTTGGTTCAAATGTGTCTCAAATGCCGTGGTATGCTTATACTATATTAGCAATATCTCCATTCTTTGTTGGGTGCGTACTAGCTATAGCTACGACTATATACTGGAAACGTATTAATTATAAAAGTGGATGTGAACCTTATAGTGTAAAACTGCAATATAGATTTAGTTTTTTATCAGGGTTTTTATCTGGGTGTTTTTGTCAGTACAGTTTGCAAGAAGTTGGTGAACATTTGTTGTCAATACCACCACTAACATTAAAAGCTACTATTGTGACTGGAATATTTTGTGCTTTACTTAACCAAATGGTGTACGACATACTACGAGGACACGCACAAAGAAAAGGTTGGACGGGGATATATAGTTTTATGACGGTGCATCACGTTAAGAAAAAAGAAGTAATAGACGTAACAACACAGTCTGATGACAAGGATGATGACGATACTGACACAACAGTATGGATAAAACCAGAATCTCTAAAGAACAAGGATGATATATAAAATGGAGAGTACTTATTTTACACACGAAGAACTTAAATGCAAATGTGGATGTAATACAGCCGACATGGACAGTGTGTTCATGGAAAAACTCGATATGTTACGAAACAGATACAATAAACCTATCGTACTCAACTCTGCCTATAGATGTATGGAACATAATGATAGAGTGGGGGGAGTTGCAGACTCACCCCATACCAAAGGAAATGCAGTAGATATAAAATGTAATGGTAAAGAAGCACATAGATTACTTAGAGTTATATTCTTAATGAGGTTTAATGGAGTAGGTATTTCACAAAAAGGAAAAAATAGATTTATACATATAGATGATAAGTTAGAATCTCCTAGACCTAACTGTTGGACGTATTAACATTTACACATATGATATAGAAACTCCATGTATTAATGTGTGTTTATTAAATGAACACAATATATGTACAGGGTGTAACAGAACAAAAGATGAAATATCAAATTGGATTAATTTAAGCAACATTGAAAGAACTAAAATAATACAAGGAATTAAAGTATGAGTATAGAGTACAGGGGAGAAACTTTTTCAGGATATAATCAACCAAAAGCATCTAACAAAGGTGGTAAGTCACACGTAGTTCTTATAAAAGATAATGGTAAAGATCGTATGATTAGGTTTGGACAAGCCGGAGTAAAAGGTAGTCCTGATGGGTCAGCTAGAAACAAAGCGTTTAAAGCTAGACACGCTAAGAATATAGCTAAAGGTAAAACTAGTGCAGCATACTGGGCAAATAAAGTAAAGTGGTAACTGCATAAACAGGAGATATATTATAATGAATAAGAAATATGGTAAAAAACCAATGAAAACTAAATCAAAGAAAAAGAAGTATTAAATGAAAAAGAAAGGACTATATGCAAATATACATGCAAAAAGAAAACGCATTAAGGAAGGTAGTAAAGAAAAGATGAAAAAGAAAGGCGATAAGGGTGCGCCTACAAAAGCAGATTTTTTAAAATCTAAAAAGACTGCTAAAAAAACTGTTAAAAAGACTGCTAAAAGAAGGGCATAGTATATGAAAAACATGAAACACTATAAAAAAGATGGAACTTTATTTACTGGTAACTCTCACAAAATGAAAGATGGAACACTACACACTAACAAAAAACATAGTTCTACTAGTGTACCTCTTTACCATATAAACGAACTATCTAAAGCAGTTCAAAAAAGGCTAGGATTAAATAAATGATTGCAGCATTGTTTCCTATAATAGGTGAAGTAATAAAAAGAGTACTACCTAACAAAGACAAGCAAGTAGAAGCTCAGTCTAAGTTAAATAGTATGATGTTAGATGGTTCATTCAAAGAGTTTGAAAAACAAGCTGATATTATAATAGCAGAAGCTCAGTCAGAACACAAACTAACAGCGCAGTGGAGACCTATTACCATGCTAGTTTTTGTTATTATTATAGCAAATAACTACTTAGTATATCCATATCTTAGTTTGTTTTGGATAGAAGCACCACTATTAGAGTTACCTCCTGACCTGTGGCAATTACTAAAGATAGGGTTAGGTGGTTATGTAGTAGGTAGAAGTGGCGAGAAGATTGCTCAAGTGTTTAAGAAATAATAGGATTTAATATGCCTGTACCAGAGTTTGTAGACAGGATTAAAAACCCTGACAAATACCCAAACATAAAGAATAAGGATGGAAGTGTTTCTACGCATAAAATGGCTGCTGAAGTAGATGATAATGGAAATTGGTACGTTTTTCCAACAATAGTGCAGATGCCTAGTGGCGATCTGTATCAATTTAAAGATAATAGACTAGCAATGCAATACAATCTAAGGAATAACAATTATATACCAATGCCAAACAAAGAGAGGGCTTTAAAATATGCAGAAGGTGGATACAAACAAGGTACTCCTTTAGAAACAAAATAATGCAGTTAAAGTTTGAATTGCACCCACCCCAGTTAGAGATATTTGAAACTAACTCTAGGTTTAAGGTATGTGCTGCTGGTAGACGGTTTGGAAAATCATACCTATCAGCAGTAACCTTACTAATAGAGGGATTAAAAAACAAGAATGAAAAAGGATACAACTTAGGCGAAGACATAGTAGTATATTATGTAGCTCCTACTTTCCAACAAGGAAAGGATATTATGTGGAAGCTAATCAAAGGTCTAGGTAAAGACGTAATTAACCAAACTTTAGAAAATACAGGTGTAGTAAAGTTAATAAATGGTAGAGAAATACATATAAAAGGGTCTGATAGACCTGATACTCTACGAGGTGTAGGCTTATCTTATGTGGTTCTTGATGAATATGCAGACATGAAACCACAAGTGTGGGAAGAAATATTATCACCCACACTAGCAGATGTAGAGGGTGGTGCTTTGTTTATAGGTACACCTAAAGGTAAGAATCACTTTTATGAGTTATTAAAACAAGGTGAGCGTGATGAAGATTGGACATGTTTTGAGTTTAAATCAATGGACAACCCCTTTATTCCAAAGAAAGAAATAGAAAACCAGAAAGGAAGGTTAAGTGCTGATGTATTTAGACAGGAGTTTGAAGCTAGTTTTAATGTAGGTGGAGGTGCAGTATTCCAACCTGACATGTTTACAACTATAAAAGAAACACCAGATGGCGGTAACTACTATATAGCAGTTGACCCTGCGGGTTTTGGAGACACTGCTAAAAAGAGCAAGAGTAGGTTAGCAAGGTTAGATCAACACGCTATAGCAATAGTTAAAGTAGGTGAATATGGTTGGCATGTTGAGGATATACAAGTAGGACGGTGGGATGTAAGAGAAACTAGTATTAAAATTATAAAGGCTTATCAGAAATACAGACCAATGAAGTTAGGAATTGAGGGTGGTAGTTTAAAGAACGCCATTATGCCATACCTCTCTGACCAAATGAGAAGACTTAACATCTATTTTACACCAGTAGAATTAACACACGGTGGTCAACGAAAAATAGATAGAGTTACATGGGCGTTACAAGGACGGTTAGAGCATGGGAGAGTATCGTTTACCGCAGGAACTTATCTAAAGCAACTAGCAGAGCAAGCATTAGATTTTCCTAACCCACTAACACATGACGATATGCTTGATGCACTAGCTTATATAGACCAGATAGCAGTAACTAGTTATATAGATGAATCTGTTGTTGACACATGGGAAATGATGGATGACTTTGCAGGATACTAAAGGGATAATATGAATAGACTACCTAATAATAATGAAAGTAAAGGAAGAGACCCTCTAGTAGCTTGGGTTATAGGTCACTGTGAAGGATGGGAAGACTACCGAGATAATAACTACAAAGATAAATGGGATGAGTACTACAGGCTATGGCGTGGTATTTGGAAGTCAGAAGATAAACTTAGAAGTAGTGAGCGTAGTAGAATTATTGCACCTGCTTTACAACAAGCTATAGAAGCTACAGTAGCTGAGTTAGAAGAAGCATTGTTCTCTAAAAAGAAATGGTTAGATATAGATAGAACTACTATAAACGATGAACAACAAAGACAAAGCATGGATGTGTTTTTGTCTACTTTAATGAAAGAATACGACATTAATAAAGTACCTGCTAACATTGCAGAAGTAGTATTAAACGGTGCTATATACGGCACTGGTATTGCTAAAGTAGTAGTTGAATCTCGTAAGAATCGTGTACCAATACAGAATGAAGATGGAACGCTAACATCAGAAGAGAAGTTATATCCATGCGTTAAGTTAATTCCAATAGATCCCCGTGAGTTTGTAATAGATCCACTAGCTAGAAGTATAGATGATGCAATAGGCTGCGCTCATGTAATGCGAAGCAATGTTCATAAAATAGAAGCTAAACAAAAGTCAGGAATATATGCAAATGTAGAGATAGGAAGCTACTCAGATGATGATAACTTCTCTGCTTACGGGGAAACTACACCATCTAGCAAAGAAGATTGGGTTAAAATAACAGAGTATCATGGTAAAGTACCTAAGAGTATGTTAGACCCTATTGGTTCGGTCATTGAAGAAGAGTTAGAAATGACACAAGACTTACCTGAAGACGAAGCAGGAATGGTAGAAGCTATTGTAACTATAGCAAATGATTCTGTTTTGTTAAGGGCTATTGAAAATCCATTCTTTATGCACGATAGAAGTATTATAGCTTATCAACATGATAGAGTTCCTAATAGATTTTGGGGAAGAGGAGTAGCTGAAAAAGGATACTCACCTCAAAAAGCGTTAGATGCAGAATTAAGAGCGAGGATTGACGCGATGGCTTTTGCCGTAGCACCCATGATTGGAGTAAACGCAAGCCTTGTACCTCGCGATTTAAACACTAAGTTTAAGGTATACCCCGGCAGAACCATATTTACTAATGGTTCTATAGCAGAAAGTATAGCTCCTATTAACTTTAACCCACCACCTCCTTCTAGTTTTAATCAGTCAGGTGATTTAGAACGTATGGTTGAAATGGGAACAGGTGCTTTTCAAGCACAATCCAGAAACCAAAACCCTAATCAAACAACTGGTAATATGGGTATGGTAGTTAGTGCTTCTATTAAACGAAACAAACGTACACTATTAAATATAGAAGTTAACCTGTTAGATGAATTTGTTAAAAAGTCTGCTTGGAGATACATGCAAGCTGACCCCGACAAGTACCCACTGGTAGATTTACATTTTGTTGTTAATTCTAGTCTTGGCATTATGGCAAGGGAAGTAGAAACACAACAGATAGTACAACTACTTAATACAACTCAGCCTGACAGTGTAGGATACTGGATGCTAATTAAGTCACTGTATCAATTAAGTACTATTTCTAATAGAGAAGAAATGATTCCAATGATTGATCAGAAACTACAAGAAGCAATGCAACCTAAACCTAATACACAA